ATACCATATTTAAACAGAGCCACAATACAGGCTACGTTCAGAGAGGTGTTTGAACCATGAGTACTGCTCCTGTCTTTAGTGAAATTCAAAAGATAAACCCTTCTGCAATAATTGAACTTTTTACCTTAACTTTTAATCACGCATTACACTATAATCTTTGGACAAATAATAGAACTTATAAATTAGGAAATATAGTAAGTTCATCTAATTCAAGTAAAACTATTGTTTTTAAATGCACAACAGCGGGACAAAGTGGAAACAATGAACCCAGTGGTTTTGCCTCTGCTTCGAATGGATCTACTATTAACGACAATCAAGTTGTTTGGACTGCTCAAAATATTGATATTTATCGTTTTCATTCTGGTAGTAGTCTTAATGCAAATGGTGAAATAGTTTGGGCTGGTAATTCATACACAAGATTTCCAATAGAAGCTACAGGGTTTGCTTATCAACGTGGTCAGCTTCCTCGTCCAAAACTTGTGATAAGTAATGCTTTAGGTACTATATCTGCAATTTTAAATCTTGTTAATGAAGCAACGGCAGGAAATGATCTTACTGGTGCTACTTTTACCAGAATAAGAACAATGGCTAGATTTTTAGACGCTGTAAATTTTCCTCAAGATTCTAACGGTAATCATGTAAATCCTTTAGGAACACCAGATCCAACGGCAGAGTTTAAAAGGCAAATATTTGTTGTGGATCGTAAGGCTACAGAAAACAGAGAAATAGTAGAATTTGAATTAGCAGCAGCATTAGATATGGCTGGTATCAGAGCACCAAAAAGACAATGCACTCGTGCACTCTTTCCTGCTATAGGTACAATTCAATGATTGAATGGAAGAGTAACGCATTGGTTCATGCAAAAGACCAAGCCCCTAAAGAATCTGTTGGATTACTTATTAACGTAAAAGGTAAAGAAAGGTATTTTCCTTGTAAAAATTTATCCACATCTGCAAGTGAAACTTTTGTTCTTGACCCAAAAGATTATATACGAGCTAATGAGACAGGTGAGATTTTAGCTGTTATACATAGCCACCCTATGACTTCACCTACTCCAAGTCAGGCTGATAAAATTAGCTGTGAACATAGTGGTCTGCCCTGGTATATTGTTAATCCAAAAACAGAAGAATGGGGTTATTTAAAGCCTTCAGGTTATAAAGCTCCTTTGTTAGGTCGTCAATGGGTCTGGGGAGTTACAGACTGCTATAGCTTAGTTAGAGATTGGTATAAGCAGGAAAGAAACATTGAACTAAGAGACTATGAACGATCCATGAATCCAGAAGAGTTTTCCGAAGATCCATTATTTGAAAGTTATGCTTGGAGGACAGGATTTAGAGAGTTAAGATATGGTGAGCAGTTAAAGAAAGGTGATCTTCTTCTTATGTCTATTATGTCTCCGAACTTAAATCATGTTGGTATCTTTCTTGGAGACATGGTTTTACATCATTTAACAGGTAGACTATCTTGTAGAGAACCATATTCTGAGTGGTTATTAAAATGTACTGGTAAGAGGTATCGCTATGCTCAGAACAGTTAGACTTTACGGAGAACTGGCAGAGTTTGTCGGACATAAAGAATTAGATGCAGTAATAACTTCTACTGCTGATGCCATGAGGTTTTTAATCAGTAATTTTCCAAGATTGGAAGCACACATGGCAGATCGTCATTACCAAGTTATAGTAGATAATTACAATATTGAAGAAACAGATATACATAATCCAATAGGCCAGTCGGATATAAGTATTATTCCTGTGATAACAGGTGCAGGAAGAGGAGCAGGTAAATTTTTGTTAGGGGCAGTATTGATTGGAGTTTCATTTATGTTGCCTGGAGCTGTTCCGTTATCACCTTTAAAATTCGGAGGATTAGGCACTGGTTTTGTAGGTACTAACGCTTTTATGGCAAATATTGGTTTAGGTTTAACTCTTCAAGGTGTCAGCGAAATATTATTCCCCCCCGCACAACCCGATGCAAATGAGCAAGATCCTAGAGTATCTTTTGGTTTTTCTGGGATACAAAATACAGCCCGTGCTGGAACGTCACATCCTATTGTTTATGGCGAAATTGTAACTGGTTCGGTTGTAATTTCAGCAGGAATTGACACTAATCAAGTAAAAGCATGACAAAAAAAATTATTCGAGGTGCATTTTTCGGACTGTTTAGCGGACCACGCCAACCAGTAAGAGTAAAAGATACTTTAAACAGTAAACAATTTGCCACAATTCAAGATTTAATATCTGAAGGAGAGATAGAAGGTTTTGCAACTCCCTCAAAGGCTGGAATTGCAAAAGAAACAGAAGCATATACTAATGCTTCCTTAAAAGATGTTTTTTTAAATGAACAACCTGTTCTTAGACCAGATGCCGATAATACAAATCCAGAAGCTTCAAAATTTAATTTTCAGAATATAGAATTTGTTAGTCGTTTTGGTACTAGCAATCAATCGCATATTCCAGGGTCAGAAAAAACATCAGCACAATTATCTAATTTTACTCCCGTATTATGTACAAAGGCTAATAATGGAGTGATAAGATCACTTTCAACAGGAAAAGATGCTGTAAAAGTTACAATCACTTTCAATCAGATACAACATCTTACGGACAAAGGAGATGTCTTAGGTCTTCAAGTGGATTTAAAAATATCTTTAGAGCAGACGTTAAGTGATGGCAGTTCAACTGGTTTCCAGGAAAAAATTAACGATACAATTAAGGGACGAACTGCAGATGCGTATTCTAAGGAATATTTAATTGCGTTGGAACCTGATTATACTTCAGCACAAATAAAGGTCGAAAGAATTACTAATGATAGAACAGATGAGAGCAAAAAAGATGAATTTAGTGTAAGTTTAATTGAAGAAATAATAGATGAAAAACAAACATACCCAGATAGTGCTTATTCTCAGATTAGGATAGATTCTGAGCAGTTTAATACAATTCCATCCAGAGCTTACCGTGTTCGAGGTGTAAAGGTTAGAGTCCCTGCTGAGAGTTCAGCTTCGGTGTCAGCACAATATACTCAATCTAATTTAGTAGTTACGGTAAATAGCAGTAATCATGGTTTAAAGGAAGGGGATACTATAGTATTTGATGCAACTAATTCAGGCACAAGTGCACCAGATGGAACGTACCAAGTGCAGGGAGAAGATAGCACTGTTGGTACAAGTGCTCCAACTCAACATGCATTTACCATTGTTGTAACGGGATCATCACAAACTATAAGTAGTCAACAAAGTTGTACTTATAAATTAAAACCACACGTAGATTTACAAACAGGTAGGGTAAATTATCCAGAAGGGTATATATTTAATGGAACTTTAGGTTCTGCTCAATGGTGTTCATGTCCTGCTTTAATTTTATTAGATCTTCTAACAACGGAAAGATATGGTTTCGGAACTCATATTAAAGATAGTAATTTAGACATATTCAGTTTTATTACTGCCAGTAAGTATGCCAATGAGTTAGTAAATGATTTTCAAGGCGGATTGGAAGCCAGATTTAGTTGCAATGTAAATATTCAAAGTGCAAAAGAAGCATATACGCTCATAAACGAATTAGCAGGTGTGATGAGATGTTTTCCTATCTGGACTGAAGGTTCAGTCTCTATAGTGCAGGATAGTCCTACGGATTCAAGTTATTTATTTAGTCTTGCAAATGTTACTGAAGCTGGATTTTCATATACAGGTAGCAGTTTAAAACAAAGGCATTCGATTATAGCTGTTAGTTATTACAACATGGACAGCAGACAGATTGATGTAGAGATAGTGGGAGATGATGTTGTACCACCAAATCAATTACAGGAAGATATAGATAGACAGTCGAAATTGGGGATAGTAAAAAAAGATATTAAAGCTTTTGCTTGTACTTCTCGTGGTCAGGCACGGAGATTAGGTAAAGCTGTTTTGCTAAGTGAAGAACAGGAAACAGAAGTGGTTAATTTTAGTACATCTATAGAAGCTGGTGCGGTTGTAAGACCTGGTGCTGTTATTAGTGTTAACGATCCAGTGAAACAAGGTCAAAGAAGAAGTGGTCGTATAAAATCTGTAGTTAACAGTGCACAGGATGGAGTAATAATTACCGTTGATAGTACTGAAGGTTTAAATACCTTTATACAAAATAATCCAAAGTGTAGTGTAATTTTACCAAATGGGACTGTTGAGACTAAGGATGTAACAGGTATACTCGGCTCTACTATCACTTTAGATTCAACTACATTGTTTTCAATCACTCCAAATGTAAACTCTATTTGGCTATTGCAAAGTGATGGCGATGGTGAAACACCACAAACTTTTAGGGTTATCAATGTTGAAGAACAGGATGGTATTAATTTTGCAATATCAGCAGTTACTTATAGAAATGAAAAATATCAAGCAATTGATTCAACTGGTGGAATATCATTACCTCCCAGAAATATTTCATCTTTAAATCAAGAGAAAGATCCACCTTCTAGTTTGTCGATTATAGAAAAAATCGTAGTAAGAAATAATATTGCAATACCTGTTTTGTTTGTTTCATGGGCTTCGGTTACTGGAGTAAATCAATATCAAGTTCAATATAGATTTAATGACAGTAATTGGAACTATGAAGTTGTTATAAAACCAGAATTTGAATTATCAAATACACAAGCTGGAACTTACGAATTTAAGGTATTTTCTTATAACGCTTCTTTGACTTTATCTGCAACTTCTTCAGATGAAACAATTATAGCCAAAGGCAAAACAGAACCTCCTGCAAATGTAGAAAACTTAACGATGGAACCAGTTACTAATAAATTAATAAGATTACGATGGGCTGAATCTATAAATCCTGATGTTATTCATGGAGGTAAAGTTTATGTGCGTCATAGTAATAAGACTGATGGTAGTGGTACATTTCAAGACTCTATTGATCTTATAGAAGCATTGGCTGGAAATACTACAGAAGCAATTTGTCCTAGTCTTGAGGGAGAGTACATACTTAAATTTCGTGATGATCAAGGAAATTTCAGTACTGGGGAAACTTCTATAATCCTAGACTTACCTGATTTAATAGATAGTCAACAGATTCTTGAAGATAAAGAACATACAAATGGTTTTTTAGGTACTAAAACCAATGTAAGTGTAGTTGGAGGGGGCTTAGAACTTACTGATCCATCTGCTAATTTAACAGGGACTTATGATTTTGAAAATATTTTAGACTTAGGTGCTGTATTTTCTTTAAATTTAAAACGATTAGTACAAGCTATAGGATTTACCGTTGGTGGAGCAAATACAATAGACGCTTTAATACCAACTGGTACTTTTTGGGATGATTACGCACCGAATGGAAATTTTGACGGACCAGAAATTAATGATGTCAGTGCATCAATGACTGTAAGATCAACAACTGCTGCACCTAGTGGTTCATCTTATGCAAATTCAGATTTTGCTAATAAATCATTTAATACATTTGCTAACGGTACTTTCAAAGGAAGAGGATTTCAATTTAGACTAGCTTTAAAATCAGAAAGTATTGCTCATAATATTTCTATTCAACAATTATCTTTTCTTGCTGCATTTGAATCAAGAACTGAAAGAAGTTATGTTTCTGGAAGCACAACTTCCACTGCTCCATTAACATCTAGTTCCTCTTCATCAGGTTTGAATGTAGTTTTTGGTAATCCATTTTTTACAGGTGCTACTGGTTTAGGTGGAGCTAATGCGTATTTACCTTCTATTGGTATAACAATAATAGGTGCTGAAGCTGGCGATTACTTTGTACTGTCAAACGTAAGTGGAACGGGTTTTAATATTAAGATACTAGATAGTTCTAATAATCCTGTTAACCCTGCTAAAGAATTTACATTTCAAGCTGTCGGTTATGGTAAAGGGGTGTAATATGAAGAAAAGTATTTTTTAAATGACACAAGTCAATAATAAAAATATAGATAATGCCTCTGGTCAAGTAGTAAGACTAGATATTCAAAATACATTAAAGGCAGTTACCACTAATAATTTTGGATCAAGAAATGATGCAGGTACAATATTACCTTGTGAATTTTTGGCTGATAGCACTACTAATAAGTTATTAATTAGAAAAAGTAGTGGAGGAGATCAAGCTAATCCTAATCCCACATCTGGAACTGCTGCTACATTTTTTTCTGTAGGTGATTTAGATCAGGATAATTTAGGATTGCTACCAAAAGCAGGTGGCACAATGACAGGCCAGCTTTTAGGTGATGATGGATCGTTCTCTGGGTCTCCAGCTTTTTCGTTTAATAACGACACAGATACAGGAATGTATAGGTCAGGTGCTAACACTATAGGATTTTCTACTGGTGGCACAGCAAGAGTATCTATAAGTAACGCTGGTCTTGATATGAGTAATGGTTTACCAATAAGATTTCAAGATTCTAGTGGTGCTCCTTTTGTAGCTTTAAAATCTCCTTCTTCTGTAAGCAGTAATGTGACTTTTACATTGCCTGGAAGTATTGTTGACGGTGGTTTTTTAAAAACAGATGCCAGTGGTAATTTATCTTTCAGTACAATTTCAACTGCTGCGTCTGATCTTACAGGTAGTACTTTAGCTTCTGGAGTTACAGCTTCAAGTCTTACTTCTGTTGGTACGCTCACTGCTCTTACTGTTAGTGGTAATAGTACGCTCAGTGCTCTTACTGTTAATGGTGATAGCAAGTTAACTACAATTAAGGATACGAGTGGAGGTAATCCTTCTACACCACAAGAATTGGAGAAAGGAAGGGCAAAAGCATGGGTTTATTTTAATTTTAATGCTAACCCTGGAGTCGATCAAGCTATTTCAAATAGTGATCTTATCAGTTCTTATAATATTTCTTCTGTTGTAGATAATGGTGCTAGGGATTTTACAATAAATTTTAGTTTTTCATTTGATACTGCAGCTTATATAGCAACTACTATGACTGTCGGTAATAGAACTACTAGCGGTTATTTCATTTCTGGTTCTGGAACTACTTCTCAACAAGAACATGTAACTGCAAACTCTTATAGAATTTTTGGCCCAAATAATGACCCTAGATTAGGTGTTGTATTTCATGGTGATGTTTAAAGTTTTCTGATATATTAAAACAAAAACTTATGGCTAATTCAGATAAAAGAATTATTTATACACAAGATGATGGAACGGTTGCAATTATTATGCCAGCAGACAATTGTGACTTAACTGTTGAGCAGATAAGAGATAAAGATGTACCCTCTGGTAAAACATCTTATATTGTAGATAGGTCTGTTATTCCTACTGATAGGAGTTTTAGAAATGCTTGGACTTATACGGAGTAAATCATGGGTTTCGGTATAGACATGGCAAAAGCCAGAGACATACACAGGGATAATATAAGAGAGGCAAGAACACCGAAACTTGCAGAATTAGACATTGAATTTCAAAAGGCATTAGAAACTGGATCTAGTACAACTGATATTGTCAATAAAAAACAGGCATTAAGAGATGCCCCTGCAAATTCTGATATAGATTCTGCTTCTGATACAGATGCTCTCAAAGCACAGTGGCAGACAGATATTCTTGGTCCTTCACCTTACAGCTAATGGCACAACCTGGAACTTACAACTTTACCCTACAAAGAAGGGCAGATCATTCCTTTGGTCTTAATCTTAAAGACAGTAATAATGCAAATGAAAATTTAACTGGAAAAACAATTTTATCTCAGATATGGGATGAATCCAGAACTACTAAATTTGCAGATGCAACTATTACAGTTGTAGATGCCAGTGCAGGTGATATAAGTTGGAAAGTTACTGATGTACAGACAGCAGCCATGACAGATAACATTTATAAATATGATATTTTAAAGATTGAACCAAATGGTGATAGAGAATATTTTTTAGAGGGTACAATATATATGTCTGAAGGATACACAGCATAATGACAAACGTAAGTATTACAAAGGATGAGTACCAAGTCACCGTAACTGAAGGTGTAACTCAGACCGTAACTGTAAAAGCCCCAGGGCCACAGGGTCCTGCTTTGCCTGATGGAGATAAGGTCGATATTACCGTCAGCAATAATGGTACGTCCATTAGTATTAATCCGGGTGTTGTCACCTACAGTAAGATACAGAATTTAACTACAGCCAACAGAGTTTTAGGTGGTTCTGCTGCTGGTACGGTAGGAGAAGTGCAGATAACAGATGCGATGGTTGCTTCTGCTGCTGACATAAGTGGTTCTAAATTATTAGATGATTCCGTTCCACTGACTAAACTTGGAAGTGGAGCTTTACCTAGTGATATAACGATAGCGACTGAAAATATACCTGATTTTACTATTGTTAATGCGGATGTAAGTGCCAGTGCCGCTATCGCAGGTACAAAAATTAATCCTATTTTTGGATCGCAAAGTATCGTATCATCATTAGATGGCAATCAAGTTACGCAAGGTAATGCAGCACTGTCTCTCACTCATGCCACAAATTCAAACTTAAGGGCAAATCATCTTATAGTTGATGATTTTCCGTCAGGTAGTGGAACATATTTTATACAGGCAACCGAATCTGGAGTTACCAATGATAGGAATATGTGTTTACAGGGATATGGCGGTAAGTTAAAAATTGGTAGTAACTCTGTTGCTCCTACAGAACTTTTGGATGTTGCTGGTAATATCGCTGTATCGGGAACTGTAGATGGCAGAGATTTAGCAACAGATGGTACAAAACTTGATGGTATTGAGAGTGGAGCTACCGCAGACCAAACAGCAAGTGAAATATTAACATTACTAAAAACTGTAGATGGAGCAGGTTCGGGGTTAAACGCTGACACACTAGATGGTATTTCTTCTGCTAGTTTTTTAAGATCAGATGTAAATGCTACCTTTTCTGGATCAACATTAACTGTAAATGCAACACTTCTTCTACAAGACAGCATAAAAATAGGTGATGATGCTTTTATAGAAGATTACAATGCAGCAAATAGTGTAAGGATAAAAGGAAGTCAAGATACAAGTAAAGGTTTTATTGCTTTTGGTCAACAAACAAAACAATTAGGTTGTGATGGCACTTCAGTTTTAAGTTATGACGGCAATGAAGTTATAACTTCTGCATATACAGGAGCATTGGCAAACGGAATAACAGCAACGACCCAATCAGCAGGGGATAATTCTACAAAAGTTGCAACAACAGCTTATACAGATACAGCAATATCAAACCTTGTTGATAGCAGTCCTAGTACATTAAATACACTAAATGAACTCGCAGCAGCACTTGGGGATGATGCTAACTTCTCAACAACAGTAACAAACTCAATCGCAACAAAGATGCCTTTGTCTGGTGGTGAGTTTACGGGCAATATTACTTTTTCTGGTACTCAGACAGTAGATGGAAGAGACTTGTCTGTTGATGGTGCAAAGTTAGACGGTATTGCCAGTAATGCAATAGCTAACGTAGTTGAAGATACGTCACCACAGCTAGGCGGTGATTTGCAAAGTAACGGTAACGATATTGATTTTGCTGACAACGATAAAGCAACTTTTGGAACAGGTGCGGATCTACAAATTTTTCATGATGGAACTAATACAAGTATTAGAAATCAAACAGGACAATTATATATTCGTTCTACTGAGGTAAGAATTACAAATGACGGTGTTACTGAACACATGGCTAAGTTCTTTGAAAACGGAGCAACAGAACTTAACTTTGATAACTCGAAAAAACTGGAGACTTTAACCGATGGGATTAAGATAACTGGAAAAATAAATATTGGTTCTGATTCTAGAATAGAAGCTGATGGAGTATTTAAAGCTGCACATGGAAGTGAGTCAACTCCTTCTTACAACTTTTTAAATGATAATGATAATGGAATGTTTAGAGTTACAACTAATACTATTGGTTTTAGTACTGGTGGAACTGAGAGATTAAGAATAGATTCGTCTGGGAACGTAGGGATCGGAACAAGTCCTAGTGATAAACTTCACGTTCATGGGGTAACAGGTGATGCACCTAAAATAATAATTTCTGAAGGTGAAGCTAACAGTGCTATAACAGCTACAAAAAATTCGCCTACTAACAGTGATTTAAGATTTCAAACTTTAATATCTGATTCATTAGCAGACAGAGTAATAATAGATTATTCTGGCAACCTAAACCTTCCAAGCGACACAGGCAAAATTAGATTAGGTGCTAGTGCAGATTTTACTATTTTTCATGATGGTGCAGAAAATTTTGTACAAACAAACAATGGGAATTTAAGAATTAGAAATAGTGCTGAGAATATGGCAATGTTTTTTCCAAACGGAAGAGCAGAGCTATATTATGACAACAGTAAACGGATTGAGACAAGTGCTGCTGGAGCTACTGTAACTGGAATAATAAGTGCCACTTCACACGTAAACCCAACTACAGATAATACTTCTGATTTAGGGTCAAGTGCTTTACGTTATCGCAATCAATATATTTCTGGAAGTGGAATGATTGATTTTCTTGATAATGGAAAAATCCAGATGGGAAATTCAGATGATCTACAAATTTTTCATGATGGGTCAAATTCTTATATACAAGATGCTGGCACAGGACAATTGAGATTTTTGTCTAATGATTACGTATTTTTCAATGCTGGTGGTAATGAAAATATTGCAAGATTTATAGAGAATGGATCTACAGAACTCTACTTTGATAATTCAAAGAAGCTAGAAACAACTTCAACAGGAGTTTTAATTTCAGGAAATATTGACGCTGGAACTGGTAATTTTCTAACGGATGATAATGGTAAATTTTTTGCTGGTACAGCAG